TGAAGCGACTGTTACAGCCGTTCCACTTGAATAGGTGAAAGTACAAGCTCCGTCTCCGTCTCCAACAATAAACCACGAGGAGTCATTGAGATAAGTTCTTAAATCAGCCAACTCATTTCGTATGGCGTTATTTATGGTCGATGGAGGACAACCCTCTGCAATGTTGATCGAATTGATCGTACTATTGCTGTCGGCTGTGGTGCTATAATTTGATACTGTCATTTATTCTTTCCTATTTTTGTAATAATCCTTGTGGCACAGTTGCTCCAGCAGGGAAAACTGATCCTCTTAATAATCCACCACCTGCTCGTGTTGCTTCAAGTAAAGCTCTTTTAGTAGCAGGATTTTGATAAGCAGCTAAAATTGCTGCTGTAACCCCTGCTGTTGTCGGCTCAACTGCCGTACCTGCTCCTAGTGCCAATGCACTTACTGTTCCTCTTGATGCTGTTCCTGAATCTGGCGTAACATTGCTAATGATTTGATTTGCTTTGGTGGCAATATCTTGCAAAGGTTTTTTACCTTCAAAAGTTAATCTTTTTCCTGATGACTTATCCAAAGATTTAATTGCAGCGAGAAGCTGTTTTGGTGAAAATAAATTATCTCCAGTAGTGCTAGTTCCTGCTTTCATTATTGCCATTAAATCAGCATAAGCAGATTTAGCTCCTGTATATTGCTTTAATAAATTACCTGTATTATTGTTGGCTAATTGATTATCAAAAACATCATATAACTCTTGTAAAACATAACCCATTTCTCTTTGTTTGGCATCTGGACTAGTCTTATAATTTGACAAAGTTCTTCTTAAATATACATCAGCGTTTTGCAGGTTTTTTCCCTTGATAACTCCACGAACAGACTTATCAAAAATCATTTTATTGAAAATTTTATTCCAATTATTTATTTCAACATCATCCAGACCTGAATTTTGTAATATTCCTGAAAATTTATTTTTTAAAGCATCAGAGTTGGTTAATTTTAATTTTAGAACAACCTTATCTAAATTTGTTTTAATTTTATTTGTGGCAAAACTTCCCATATCTTCAATAGATGTGCTTTTAGGCATAAAGACATTAATTTTTTTCAATACATCTTTATAAACAGCTCTATTAAAAGTTTCTTTTGCTGCTTGGAGTGCAGGTTGCGTACTTAATAAAGGAAAGGAACTCATAGCATCTTCGGCTCTTTTTAACATTGAGCCAAATACTGTTCCGCTTGTCGCTTGACCTGGAGTAAGTGAAACTCCTTTTTTCATTAATTCTTTTGCTTTATTACCAATCATTGGAGCAACTTTAGACATAATTGGACTAGCCACCCCTGTTACAGCTCCAGAAATAGCACCTGATTTTGCTCTTTCAGTTAAACCTTCTTTAGTTGTTAAATCTCCCTCTGATACACCTGCTCCATACAATGCACCAATAGGAGCTGATTTTAAAGCTGTTTTTAATACTGATCTTCCAAGACCTGCTGCACCTGTAACTGCTCCACCTGCAATTTCTGATCCATAAGCCAAGAAAGGTCTTTCTTTTCTAAAGGTGTTTAAATCACCTCTAATTTCCGTTACAATTTCATCATAGCTTTTATCTTGGTCTATTTTTGATCGTATGTACGCCTCAACCTCATCTCCAAAACCAAGCATAGCTCCCTGACCAACTGCTGCTCGTATAATGTTTGTAAAAGTATTTGTATCTCCTGAAATCGCACTATAATTTTTTGTTCCTGGTGCTGACATTACTCTGCTCCTAAAATATCTTCTTTGGTTAAGACTTGGAACTGTCCAGCAAGTCCATTATAAACAAAATCGCCTTCTTTAAGAGTTCCGTCTCTAACCATTTGATCGAAACTGTCATCGTCATCAAATCTCTCATAGATTGATCCCAATTTTTCATCGGCTAATTCTCCAAAACCTAAAGTGGATTTATTTTCTTTAAAATATTTTTCCAATAACTGCATTCTTTTGCTGTTATAATCATTGATGGCTTCCATCCCTTTAATAATAACCAAGTTTCCTGCCTCTGAATTACCTAGATTCGGAGAAGCTGATTTAAACAATCTTGCTTCAAAATCTGAAGTTTGACCTGATCCTACAACCCTCATACGAGGTACAATGTAATTGGCTGTTGCAAAAAACACTTCTTGATTAGTTAATTTATCTGCTGCTTCTTTAGATAATAAACCTGCATCTCTTAAAAATTGTTTTATAGGGAGGGTTGCTTCAGCAATTTTACCTGTATCAACATCTCCTCCAATTAACATATCTCCGAGTATTTTTAATCTTGCATTTACCTCTTTGTTGGCATTAATAACTTTTTTTGCTTCGTCAATTTCTTTATAACCTGCCTTTACACCTTCAATGTCAAATGTTGATTCTACTTTTTGAGTAAGATTAATTTCATTAGCTGATTTAGTAATTTTATCTATTAATAGTTTTTTACCCTCTGGAGATTCAGGATCAATACCAACATCTCTTAATTCTTTGGCAAAATTACTTAAATCAGGTTTTAATAATTTTTGTAGTTCTAAATTTAAACCTTGTTGTGTAAATACATCTTGAACTAAATCTCTGTCTTTTTGATAAGAAAACTTGTCTTTAGCCAGTTGGGATGCTGCTGCTGCCGTTTCAGCTTCAGTGCCTCTTTGCATTCCCATTGAAAGTGCTTGACCGAAAGTGACTGGAACTTCTGAATAGCCACTTGCCTCTAAAAGACCTTGTGCCATTCCTCTTCCTTTTGGCGAGACAATGTAGTTAAGCAGGTTGTCTTTCCAGTTGGGAGGTGTATCTACTGCTCCAGTTCTTTTTTGTTGAGGAATGCTATAAGCATTGTCCTGCGTCATTAATCTTCTATAATTAATCGGCTGGTTTGCCGATCCAGGAACAGGTAATTTATTTCTTATCCAGGATTGGTTTATAATGGCTTGTTTTTCCGCTTCAGTTTGTGGTAATGCGCTAAAATTTCTATTCCTTGTTGCAGGATCATTTTGATTTCTCATCCATTTAAAAGGCATATTGCCTTGAATAATGTTGTCATAAGGATATACAACATTTTTCATTCCAGTTTGATTTCTGCCATAATAAAATTCATCAGCAGGTGATCTGCCTTGATAATTTGTGCCAATTCTTTTTTGTGCTACATCAAGAAAATTAACCATTAAGCAAATCCTCCTAATAAGCCACCACCGATTGCTCCCCACATTGGATTCATACCTGGAATCATACCTGCCATTTCAGCACCCTGCATTGCGCCACCAAGTAATCCTGCTCCAGTATTTCTAAAGACAGGTCTTGTTTGTGCTGTTGTTTGAGGAACTGCTGCTCCGATTGATGCCAAGTATTCTCTTAACTTGTAATATGGTTTTTGCTGTTCAAAATCAAAACGAGCCATAGCATCCTGTATCTGTGCCATTTCCATCGCTTCTCTAGTTTGACCAACTCCACCCAATGCCTGTATGTCTTGATAATCTGCTTGAGCAAGTTGTGGAGCTAATTGCGTTGCTGCCATCATGTTTGCTCGTTCTTGCTCATAGTTAGGCGAATAGACTTTGGTTGCCAAGTTTCCAAGCTCTCTGGCTAAAGTTTCTTGATTGGCACTACTGCCAAGTCTCCCTGCTTTCGTAAATTGCGATTGAACGCCTGAAGTGACATCACCTGCCATTTGATTGTATAAATCCTGTAAATATGGATTGGATGTTGGAGTTAAATAGTCTCCCTGAAGGATCTTGTTGATTTCAGTCTGTGAAGATCCCAAAAGGGGATTGTTTAACGCCCTCGCACTTGCCAGATTTAACGCTGCCGTTGTTTCAGGTGCGAAACCTGCATAGGTTTGACTGGGAAAATAGTTGGGTGTTGGTGACCTAAATAAATCCTGCGCCTGACCAAACGCTTCTGTTACATAGGGTCTGACAAATTCAGACGGCTCTGATGATGTGGTTGTAGTGATGTTTTGGGGATTCGATCCTTTGCTCATAATTCTTTACTCATTAAAAATATTTTTTGTTTGTATCCTTTCAATTTGCGTAGCCATCCCTTGCGACCTGCAACTTCTATTGCATTGCATTGGTTGTCTCTTGCAAACTGTTCAATTGCTTTTTGTATTGGCTCAAGCCAATTATCCATGTTGTTTCCTCCTGCCAGAAAATAGCGACAAATCCTCTTTTGAGGGTACTGTGCGATCTCCGTTATGACGGCACTCTCCACCTGGTTTTCCCAACTGATAAACAACTGGAAACGATCCTGTATCAAGCCATCAATGATGTCCTGTGGCGTGTAGCAGTCATCCAGAGCAGGTTTGATTTTTTGCTCCACTTCGTTCCAAATGATATGCAAATCGTCTGGCGGTACTTTTCTAATCATCCAAAGACAACATAACCGAATGTCTGGTCAGTATTGGCTGAACTGGCATGGGTTAGCGTTGCCGATCCTTCAACTCTTGCTGAAACATACAAGTTCGCAAAAGCCGTTGAAGCATTGGCTGTCGTTGGCATGAACAATATAATAGATCCACTTCCCACCCTCTCATCGGTAAGCGTGGTTGTCGTGGCACTGGCTGTTAAGGTCAGCGATCCTGTGCTGTTGACCTTGCCACCTATTGTATTGTTCAGGGCAATCGAGATCATCCGCAAGTGTGCAGCCTGATCCGGTACGGATAAGGGTACAGTTTTATAGGAACTTGTTGCCATTATCCTCTAGCTCGATTCATCTTCTTGAATGTCTTGGCTAAATTCACCCGTTTAGCTAATAAAGTGTTACCTGTCTTTTTGGCTTTCTTTGCCATGATGGATAAGTCTTTATTAGATAACTTTTGCTTACTGCCCTTAATCAGTTTCATTCGTTTAGCAGTTGCTCGTAACGCACCAGGTTTCTTGACTGCTCCCTGAATCCAATCTTTTTTCTTGCTGCCGTTTGTTGCCATTATCTTCTCCCTTCCGGTCTTGCCTCTATCTGAACACCGGACAGGGTTGTAAACTTTCCTGACGCAATAATTCTTATGCGGTGATACCTGCTTGTTGATCGCAGAGGACAATCGCCATTGTTTGATCTTTCGCTTACAGCCGTTCCCACTGTTACGGCATCGGCTTGGGAGGAACGGGTAATGGGCGTTGCCGTTACAGTTCCAGTAAATCCATTAACATCGACAATGGGCGTACAGTTGATGAGTGTGCTTCTTTTGCCTTCGACTCCTTCAAATTCCTTCGTGTCAATTGTTGCGTCAACATTTGCTCCACTGAACTTGCCGAACTTGTGCGAAGAATTGAAGCCACTTAACCCAATCAAACCATCTAAAAAACGATACGAGTCCAAGCTGTAAGGTAGCGTGTCAATCGAGGATGAAATTTCATCAAGAGCTTCAAGCGTGAATGCCTCTTGCGCTGAAGTAGCCAAGTATTCTAAATCAACACTTGCCGTACTCCATCTATTAACGGCATAGTTAAAGACAAGTAGTTTGTTATTAAGTGAAATGCCACCTGTCGCACCTGCTCCACGATACGACCAAACAACCAAGCTGTTATTCGGATCAATTGCGGATGTAATGCCATCAATATTTGTTAAAAGATCATTGTAAAAAAAATCATCTATCTTGCCGTTTCCAATTGGCTCTAGCTGCTGACCGCCAGTTAGTTTATAAAAACCATCGTCAGCCAGGAAGAAAATCATGTTACCAAAGGAAGCAACAGAACGAGGAGCAAATGCTCCAATGTTGTCCGCTACCTTGTTAAAGGTAAAGATCAATGGAGAGCCGGTATAGTCAGCTCTGTAAATTGCTCTTTCAAAAAATATTGTCGCAAAATCCTCACCACCAACAACTGCTTGAATCTTGCCATGCGTTCCAACTACATCCTGATAACCTGACTGTGTTGCCGTACTTGCTGTCCAATCGGAGCTGTCATTTAGTGCTGACCATTTTACCCGTTGAAAGTTCGTTGTGAACTTTTGCAGTTTGTGTGTTTCAGATCCACCAGTTGCCGATAAAGTAATGGCTGTTCCTGCCACAGCGTTTGCTGCCGTTGTAGCCAGTTTAATTGTATCAGCGTCAACCTTGATAACATAATAGGTGCTACCATCGGTTAGGTTGGTTAAAGCCGTATTGCCGTTCCTGTCATAGACAACTGTATCGCCAGTTGCCCATCCGTGAGCCGTGATCGTTATTTGATTGCTTGAAATAGCATTAGAATCAAATGTCTTGGCTGTTTCAATTTCCTTCGTGTAACCAGCAAAAACAAAATCTCGAACAGTAGCCACATACTTTGCGTGAATGGTGCTGATGAGATCACCGAACAAACTGCTCGATGTTTCATCAAAATACTGAATCGGATCTGCATAATTGGATGCTATGATCCTGCTTCCAAACTGCGTGAACGACCAGAAATCCCTGTCATTCTCCGTTGTGGAATTTGAGTAGTTTCCTGCTTTTGACTTGTCGTTGAATGCCTGTGAAGAATCATACTGATACAGCTTTGTCGTGTCACCTGCATAGTTGGTTGATCCTACTGATGAAAATGATGTGAACAGTCCAACAGCCGTAGTTCCTAAAGCGTTGGTGCTTCTCTCTGCAAAATTCGGAAATCCTCTGTAGCCAATTTTGGCAGGGATGACTCCATCCACCTTGATAGCTCCAGGATTTGCGTAAGTTGGAAGATCGGCAAGTAATTCACCAAATTCAATCATTTACACCACCATTTTAGCTGACATATTCAAAGGCGCACCAGATGTCCTTCCTTGTGAGGATGACAAATTGGCACTATTTACTCCTTCTTTATATAATCCTGCCCATACTGGCAGTCTTTCGTCTTGCATTAAAAATGGTGCTGATTCAGCTAGTGATCCGTATAAATACAGATCAGGATAATTCGTTAAAATGTCATTCGATGTATTAGAACTTGATAAGGCAGTTAATTTTTTAAATATTCCTAATTCTAAAA